GCTGTTTTTGGTTGTTGTTGGGGAAACAGGTGGTACGATCCTGTTAACAATCATTCAATGGAAGCACTTTACCATTGATTTTGCTGATGATATTTGACATATATTCATGGAGCCACCAGCTAGCTGCATGAATATTTATTTTCGGAGTCCAAATTCACGAAAATACAAACCCGAAGGTAGGTCACTTCAATACAACCGCGTTAAGCGGAGGTCAGAAAGGGAGGGGGGGAGATGAGGGTTAAGTGCGGTGGGATTCACCACCACGACGGCTCGCGACCCTCATCGCGGCCGCGCCTGCGGTCGCCTTTGACTGGTGCAGAAGAAGGCCTGTCGTACGGCCAGGCCTTCGTAGTGGACCAATCATGTGCTAGCAGCCACTGCTTGGCCGACTTAAAGCACGGGGCGCCGCGCAGATCTGCATCGTACGATGCCTGGCCGTCGGGTACAAAGACGGCTGATCTGCTGTTCGTAGTTGTGGCACCACTTGCCTGCCAACACATGGGGTGGATTTTACAGAGGATCAAGTACCATGCCAGAAAATAGGCCTGCGCAGAAGCAATGCGCGTCGTATAATCTGCTTTCTCCTCAAACTTGATTTGAACAACCTGTGTCCTCTCACGAGGTTGATCGTTGGTCAATCCACTCAACCACTCAGGCAAGTAGTTTAGGTCTTTGTCGGCAATCATCGCATGTCTCACGGTTGACCGCTTCAAACCGGAAACAACGAGACAGGTGTAGGAGCGTGAAACTGCCAGGGCACCAGCCCCGGAAGTGACGATCCAAGCACCCTTTGCCATCGCCTGATCACATGCCTCAGTCGAGTAGTCCTTCATCATGACGTAAGAAACGCCATTCAGAACCCGTAACAACTCGACAAGGCGCTCACCGACGAATTCACAAAAGACAACCGGGGTACCCTTCACCTCACCATCCCGCCACTGCACATTCTCTGTGGTAACCCTTTCAACCAACAACTTATTGTCGGACTTAGGGACCACATCCTGCTGCAAACTGGTGCGGGTAGGTTGGGTAAGCGTCACCGAGCCTCTCTCGACAACTAAGGCACCTTTATTTGTGCGAGTCAGACACCCATTATAGACAACAACCATCACGCGTGCTAAACCCCTCTGGGCCGCGTAATAGGAAGTTTGTCCGGGCCGCGTGCACATCATTGACATGGGATTGTAACTACTATTGCCAGCAGTCACAAGTTTCAAGTCAGATACAGCGGCCGTGCCTGCTTCACTCACAACATCGTCTGAAAAGTCGGAGATGAATGAGACAACGGTACGCGAGCGGGCATCATCACCGCCTGCATTGCCATTGCCAACAGGGGCCCTCCTGACCCCGATGGATACATTCACTCTCGACACCAACGAAATTGTAATCATTGGCTGCACGTAGTATGTTCCAAAGCCGTTAGCCAACACGCTAAACGGCAAATCCTGTGGAAACACACCACTGCCCGAATAATCAACCACTTGACTATCAGACAAAGCGCAACCTCCGATAGCATTGAAACCAAGGTATTGATGAATGGAATACAGTGCTCGCTGCTTGGCATCATATTCACACTTGTAATCGTGTGAAGGTCTCTTGCTCAGGATTCTGACTGTCCGCGAATAGACAGTCTCCCAAGGTCGGGACAGGCCAAACGGCTGCAAAGCAACCAAAACACCAACACAATTGATGAGATCCTCAAGAGGTAAATTGGTGAGCACCACGCGAGGTGCACCATCATCTGGATCAAATGCAATCTGTTGAAGCCACTTCACGTCGATGGTCTTCTCCCCAACTGGAGCGACACGTCCGTGCGGGTCCTCAGTGATATTAACCGAATCCGTATCAAAAACACGGATCCCGGAATTCACCAAGTCAACCAGTAGCTTACTCTTACCCCATCCAAATCCAGCCCACACTATCAAGGGCAATTTGGATGGCCTGCCGAGTTTTGCACTGGCCTTTCCACCGACAGCATCACTGTAGGTGTACTCAGCAAGCGCGCCTGGTTCGGCAGCGCGGGTGGGTCCATTGACACTCTTGGCCGCCCTACGAACGATCTCATTGTTAAGGTGTGGTGCATACACAAAATAATCAGTGCATCTCACACCATAAGGGTGAGAGCCCATGGGCACCTTAAACACCAAATTCAACTCGGCCTCACGCGCCTTCGTCAAATCCAACAATTTCGTCAGACGATCCACACATCCTGCATCAACCATGAAGTCGCAATTCGGGCTACTACCTTCCGGGGCCATCATCTCTTTGTCCAGCAGCCGCTGGATATGTTCAGAGAGCATGGGGGCCTGTCTCGGGGTGTACAGTGACCCAGTAACTACTGGTTTCACATAG